CACAATTACTCGCACCACGCCGAGAACGCAAAGCGTGGAGTGGCAAGTGCTGCTGTTATTAAGAACGTATGTTCGATAGCCGAGATACACAAGAACATATGTTCGAGTAATACCAGGTATTAACACGTTCATAATTTGTTCATAAATTGTTTACAGTTTATTCAAGATTTATGCTACAAGGTATGATATTATAATACTGTCGAAAGGCAAAGAACAGAAAAAAGTGATTGAAGAAAGGTAAAAAAAGGTGAAAATGTATGAATAAGAAAGAGTTAAAAAAGATTTAATTGTTAAGGAATATGATGTAGACATGGATAGTATTATAATTAATGCAGTACGTAACGATATAGATTTATAGCCGAAACGCTGGTTCAACCAGCGTCATACAAGGACGGCAACCTTGTATCTGATGAGTGGAACGGATAAAGTAATAATAGAACATATAATGTAAACATGAGCCGTAAACCACATTGGCAAGCCAGGAAAAAATATATCACAAAGAATGAAAAAAAGGAGATTAAACAATGGCAACACAGAAAACAAAGAAGTATGTAGTAACACTCAATGAAGTATCAGGAACACTTGACAATGACTTATTCAAGAAAATGGCAAGCAAGGGAGACATAACAAGCGTATCTGTAACAGAAGTAGTAGGACAGGAAATCACAGTAACAGGAACAGCGAGTGCGAAAATCGAAACTGATGAAAAGACTTTTAACATGTCTTATTTCAATACGGAAGAGTATGGCATTGTACATTGTGGCGGCGGAACACTTTTTGATGAAAGTTTATCAGATTACATGGCTGACGGAGTATCTAAGTTTAGAGTTAATTCCGTAAAATGTAAAATGGGAACAGGCTATAAGGCAGTTCCAGTCTTAGAATAATACATAAATAATTGTCGAAGTGAAATGTTTCACGTGATATCAATGTTTCACGTGAAACATTTTTTTTAAAAAAAGGCGGTATATATGGAAAGTAAAGAGCAGATATACAAAGAGTTAGTAAGAGAAGCCAGAAGTGCTAATGCAAAGTTACAACGTTTACGTGGACATTATGGCGAGCAATACGGCTGGGCTGGAAAGCGTTTAATTGATAAATTATCAATAGACGCTGTTAATACTGTATCTGATAAAGGATATATAAGATTTAATAAAAATTTGTCCACTGTGCAGATGAAAGCTACATTAAAAGCACTAAAAGAGTTTAAAGCAAGTAAGACAAGTACAGTAAAAGGAGTAAAAGAAAACATTGAAAATGTAAAGAGTGGTATAGGTTCATCTTTGGATGTAGATAATAAAACGGCTCAAGCAATTTATGATTTTTTTGCAACAGACAAGTATAAATTAAATGATGAAGTTAAGTATGAAGCGTTAAGAATAGCGTTAGAAGTAAATGATAAAAACGGAAACGTAGAAGATTATATTGATATAGTGGAGAATTATATTGATTTTGGAAATGATGAAGATTTAAGAGAAGAATTGATAAGTGTTTATGATATTATTAAAACAGGTAAATTTGATATTAATAAGATTAAATCATTTGACAGTGTGAGGTATTGATAAATGTTATGGTGGGAAGAATATAACGGACATACAATCGAAATAGTCACTAAGGGCAAGAACACTTGTGACAATACAATATATTCTTTCGACATTGAGACAACTTCTTATCTTTATTATAATTATCGTGTATATAATAATCTTGAGTATCTGAAATTTACTGATGAAATGAAAGAAAATAGTCTAAAACAATCATGTATGTATATATGGATGTTTGGAGTTAATGACGTAGTATATTTTGGTAGAACATGGCAAGATTTTATTGAGTTTCTTTATAGAATAGAAGAAAATTGCAATGAAAATAAAGTTGTTTTCGTACATAATCTATCTTTTGAATTTCAGTTTTTAAAATCGCATTTTAGATTTAAAGAAGTCATGGCAAGAAAAAAACATAAAGTCATGAAAGCCGTACTTGACGATTTTAATATAGAATTTAGATGTACATACTTTATGAGTAATGCCGCACTTGCCGAGTTACCAAAATTATTTAATTTGCCGGTTGCAAAGAAAGTAGGTGATTTAGATTATAATAAGATAAGACATTGTAAGACAGTACTAACATTAAAAGAACTTGGTTATTGTGAGTATGACTGTCTCGTTGTATATCATTATATCAGAAGAGAGTTAGAAGAATATAAATGTGTAATGAATATTCCGCTGACTTCCACTGGACACGTAAGGCGTGAATTGAAAACACTTACAATGAATGACTATAAGTATAGATATACAGTGTATAGAGCAATAAACATAAACCCTCATGTTTATAATATGCTTTGTGATGCATTTGCTGGTGGATACACACATGCTAACTGGATTTATGTAGATGAGATTTTGAACAATCTCGATAGCTGGGATTTTACTTCATCATATCCATACGTTTTAGTATCTGAAAAATATCCCATGACAGAATTTAAGCCATGCGCAATCAAATCAGCGGAGCAAATGTTGGATTGTTTTGCATATTTAATTAAAGTTAAATTTTATAATATTAAATCTAAGTATTTTAATAATTTTATTTCTAAAAATAAATGTCACTATTTAAAAGGTGCTGTTTATGATAACGGTAGAATTGTTCGTGCTGATGAATTAGAAATAACACTAACTGATGTTGATTTTAAACTAATACTCAAGCAACATACATTTGACAGCTACGATATAGAGGAATGTTGGTATGCACAATATAAATACTTACCAAAATTGTTTATCAATTTTATATTGGATAAGTATATATTAAAAACACAATATAAAGGAGTAGTCGGTAAAGAATTAGAGTATGCGAAAGAAAAAAATAAATTTAATGCTTTATACGGTATGTCGGTTACAAACACTATTCGTGATGAGGTTCGATATTCTAATGATTATGACTGGTTAGATGATAGAAAACTTGACAATGAGGAAATTCTTGACTTGCTGATGAAAGAGAAAAAAAAATCTTTTATGAGTTTTGCGTGGGGGTGTTGGGTGACAGCATACGCAAGAAGAAACCTTGAAGAAAATATTATTAAACTGGATGAATATGTGGTATACTGTGATACTGACTCTATTAAGTTGATACAAGGTTATGATAAAAGTGTAATAGATGATTATAATAATAGTGTTATGAATAAATTAAATGAAGTATCTGAAAAACTGAAGATTGACATTGAAAAATACCAGCCAGCAGACAAAAAAGGAATTAAGCATCCGCTGGGTGTATTTGACGCTGACGGACATTATGAAGAATTTATTACACAAGGTGCTAAAAAGTATGCGTATAGACAATATGAAAACAAGTACTGCTTTAAAAAAGACTATTGTTTTAAACATGAACACAATTTACATATAACTGTCAGTGGTGTGCCTAAAAAAGGAGTTGTTGCATTAAAAAATGATATCAGTAATTTTAAAGATGATTTAATTTTTGATTATAATGACACTGGCAAAAACATGTTATATTATTGCGAAGAACAGCAACCGATTGAATTAACAGATGAAAACGGACTATCTATGATTGTAAATGAAAAAAGCGGTTGTTGTATTGTGCCAGCGACATACAATTTATCTAAATCTTTAGTATATGCCGAAAAAGTCGGAGATAGTAGCACAAGAGCAAAATTCAAAGAATAATGTTTCACGTGAAACATTGAAAGGAGCAGTAATGGAGAGATTGACAAATAGTAACAAGGAAATACCGACATTAGATGATAATGCTGAATATTGGCTGAAAGTATATTTTAAGCTAAAAGACTATGAAAACAAAGAAGAACAATTATTAAATGATATGAAAAAAAGGAGTGATTAATATTAAACAGGATAATATACATTATAACATTGACAATATCGACAGCAAAAACGCTTTATTTAATCTAATATTAGGAGAAAAAAGCGGCGGCAAGTCTTATCAGGTTAAACATAAAAAAGCGGTAGAGCATTATTTAAAAACTGGACAGAAATTTATATTATTAAGACGCTGGAAAGATGAAATCAAGACTGATAAAATTGAGCAATATTTTAATGACGTAGACGTAGAGAAACTAACTGAAGGAGTATATAATTGTATAACCTACTGGAGAGGTGGTATATACTTTGCTAGGTTTGATAATGAAAAGTTCAAAACAATTAAAGGTGATAAAATAGGCTATGCAATCGCATTATCGCAAGAACAGAATTATTCTTCTGTATCTTTCTTGGACGTTGATAATATCATATTCGAGGAATTTATGAGCCGTACAATGTATATAGCAAGAGAGCCAGAAAAGTTAATGATATTCTATGATACTGTAGACAGAAAGCGTGGAGTAGTTAAGTTGTGGTTAGTAGGTAACACAATCTCTCGAGTCTGCCCTTATCTTCCAGCGTGGGATTTACAAACTACAATACAAAAAATGAAGCAAGGTGATATTATTACTAAAAATATAGACAACTCAAATAACACGATTAAACTAGCAATTGAATATTGTAGACAAACAAATCAAAAATCATTTGCAATTGGCAGTAGTGAGAGTATGATAAGTGGTGGTTCGTGGATGATTACACCACAGCCGCATTTAAGTACCAGCATTAAGACATATAAACCAGTGATTAGAGTAGTATTTCAATTCCAATCGTTTATGTTTTTAGGAACACTATATACTAAAAAAGATGAATTAATATGGTTTATATGCCCTAAACATACACCTATTAAAAAAAATACACTTGTGTTTGGTGTAATATCAGAAAATCCATTATGTTCTAAAGATATATATAATATGGATTACAGAATTGACGCTAAAATTAGAGATTTAATAATGAAATCTTTTAATGAAAGTAATATATTTTATTCTACTGATTTATGTGGTACTGATTTTAAGCAATGTATTGATTTTAGTATAAGGAGATGATTAAATGAAATCTTATGAATGGAAATTGATTAAGGATTTAATGAATGATTTATGTGTTAGGAATGAAGTAATAGACAAGATTAATAAAGAGCAAGAGTATTATATTGCAAGGAACATTATAATAAACGCTTATGATATTAAATATATGAATAAGGAGAATTAATATGAAAAATAGTAATATTATATTAAGTAAAGGAATTAAATTAGATAAATCATACATAATTGTTTAACTTTATCATCAGACGAACTACTGGAAGTATTAAGAAGTGAAAGTCATTATATTACAAGTGCCAGTGAATTTTCTTTTATAAGAAGCACTGGAAGAATTAGCACACCTTTTACTTATAGCCAGTGTTTATCTTCCAATTACATGGCTTTCCAGAATTCTGACTATGATAACAAGTGGTTTTTTGCATGGGTTGATAATGTCGTTTATAAGAGTGACAGATGTACAGAAATAGAATATACAATAGACTACTTCTCTACTTGGTGGGATAACTGGGAAAGAACAACATGTTTGGTAGAAAGAGAACATACAGAAGATGATACTATAGGAAATAATACACAGCCAGAACCTGTTCAGCTTGGGGCTGATTATGTATGCACTAATACCGGTATATTTAAACTGGGCGACACTGCTAATAGTACAATGTACTGGGGAATGCTGGTAACTGGTGGAAGTGATAAATCAAGTCCAACCTATTCAGACATATCGGTTTACAACGGAGTTGTTAGTGGTTTACACGCTGTTATGGGTATACCATGTACAGATACATCTTCTATAATGGCATTAGTAAAGCCTTACATAGAAAATGGTGTAGAGAATAGGATTGTTAGAATGTTCCAGTATCCTAAGTTATTAGGAGACGCTATAACGGCTACTAGTGCATGGAGTGGAAGTATGGAAGTGCCTGGTAATACAGACGTAGACGGATACACACCAAGAAACAATAAATTATTAACATTTCCTTATAAATATTTAAGAATATCGACAACAGACGGAGATACAATCGACCTACACTTTGAATTATTTAATGATGGAGCAATAATATTAAAAGGTACATTATTCCCTACAAGTCAGTTTAAAGCATATCCTAAAAATTATGGTGGTGTGGAAGATGATTACACAAAGGCAGTCTTTATTAATACAGATATAGAAGTTGCTTGGACAGGTGATGCGTATAAACAATGGCTTGCTAATAGTAAAGTATCGGAGGGACTAGGTTTTGCTGTAAAAACTGTTGGAAACATAGGACAGATTGTAGCTGGCGGCAGCACTGGCAATGCCGCAATGATTGCGAGTGGTACTATCGGTTTGGGTGAAAGTGTTGTTTCTGTCGCAAATGATGTAGCAATAGCAAGAAATCAGAGTAGCAAGGTACATGGTTCACAGAGTGGAAATGGTCTTGCTATCGCAGAGGGTTCGTTCGGTTTTATTATACAGGTTATGTCTATTAGAAGTGAATATGCTAAAATAATAGATGATTTTTTTGATAAGTACGGATATGCGACTAACAAATTAAAAGAACCTAATTTTTATGGCAGAACTAACAATTATGTTAAGATATCGTCTGATAGTGTTATTGGTTTCGGTGACGTTCCAGCTGCAGACATGAATATTATAAACGGAGTGTTTAGAAAAGGAGTTACATTGTATCATTCGCATGATAGCATAGGAACGTATTAATGTTTCACGTGAAACATAAAAGAGTGGTGTATAATACACCACTCTTTAAATTATTTAGCAAAATATGTTATTGCATTGTTAATATGCAATGTAATAGCTTCTTCACTGATACCAGACACTCTTAATACTCCACTTGCTCCTACTGTAATAATATACTTAGTACTTTCAAATGACTCGTTGTAAAAAGCTATTGTTTCAGTGGGCAGAAAATTTTTAGGTAAAGAAGATATAACAATATCATTGTTTTTAACATTAGTAAGATTATTAATATACATCTGGACTAAGTTACCATTCTTTCTAAATGTAATATTTCCGTAATCTGTTGTAATAATTTCCTTTATGAAATCTGGTGTAAAAGAAGAATTTTTCAATCTTACTTCTGTCTGAACTGTTCCGTCACTCATGTTCACTCTGCCGTGAACTAATAAAGCACAAATATCGTTGTTATATCCGTTAGTATCAAAGGAAGTGTCTTTGATTAAATCTGCGAAAATGTTACCCATTACTACACCAGAACCAGTTAACTTAATAAGAAGTAAATTGTCACGTACACACATTTCAGAAGTTCTTAAACCGAACGCATTAAGACTTTCAAATGAATGATTTGCTCCAGTGTTTAATATTTCAAATCCACCATTACAACCCTCTAAAGAAATGTTATACAATCGAAGTCCAGTCATAGGATTGCTGGAGCAGTCTGCATAAAAAGCATAACCAGCAGAACTATTATTACCGACCGACATATGAATATTATAAAAAGCATTCTCACCAACCCATTTATTAGACAAGTCGAATAATATACAATTAATTCCATATGTCCAATATCTGCCATAACAAGAAATTTGTGATACTGGACTGTTACTATTATTACCACCCATAACAACAGCGTATTTTTTAGAATTAATGTAAGTGCATTCAATCCTACCATTATATGTTATTACATCACCTCCAACATGGACACCACTGTTATTAGTGACTATATTGTTAATTTTTACATCAAATAATAAACCTGTAATATTAACTGCATATTCTACGTTATCATCAGCGACAATTGTATTAAGAAATACATTTTTATTTTTATCCGCTGTACTATTAATAATAACCGAATCTGTTATTTTATAAGTACCATTACCTAGTACTATTAGATTAGAATTAATTGCATTATTAACAGCCAAGGTATCATCTGTCACGCCATCTCCTTTCGCACCGTACATTTCTGGAGTTACATATCCCATAAATTTAAACACACTCTGCATTAACTCCCCAGATGTAGCCATTTCATCCAGCTTATTATTAATCTCGTCCTGTACATCAAGATTATCAAAATAATCTTTTACATAGTTGTATAATGTAATAAAATTCTGCTCTAACTGTTTAATATTATCATTCTGCTTATTGTTGTTATCTATAACCTTATTAAGATATTCGACAACTTTACAAAGAAGTTGATAATTGGTTACTGCGTCAAAATCCGCCTCGATAAAAGGGAAATTCTGTAAAACGCATAATTTAAAAGGTGTTAGATTTTTCATATCTGTGTAGCTGTTATTTACATTTGCCATTTGTTAAACCTCTCTTTCTTATACTAAACCATAAAACAAACAATCTAAATCACGATATAGCATTGTCCAGATGTTATTATATTCTGCCTGGAACTTAATAAGTAAATCCATCTCGTTATCTGCTGTTCGTGTGACTACTTCTTTAATTGTTTTGTCACTCTTGCCGCTGTCTATATTAGTAGATGTATTTGTAGTTGTTGTGCTTGTGTTGTTAGTTATTGTGTTATCTGCTACATTGTGAGTATATTCGGTTAAATACTCATTACTATCAATATCGTTAATATTGCTTTGCGGTGTGTCTGAATATCCTGTATTATTAATTGTATTCGTTGTTCCTGTATTCTCACCAGTAATAGAACCATTAACAGTATTATTGCCAGTATTAGACGTCGTTGTATTATCTGTATATTCTCTTGTTGTTGTGCCGCTTTTAAAGATATCCCAGCCGTCTAAACTATCCCATAACATATTGTATTTAGGAAGTATTTCAGCTAGTTTATTTTCAAACATAATCTGAAAAAGAGTGACAGTATCATAATTGATACGGCGCATGAGATAATGATTTAATATATTATGTTCGAACGTTTCATGTGAAACATTATTTGTTAGAACATAATCAAAATTGAAAATATATTCTCTTGCTTTCTGCCACATATCCTTAATCTTGCTTGGTTCGTCAGTGTCATAATTAACTAACGATTGCATTATACTATACAATGTTGGTGGTAAATTATTCCCCTGTTGACATATCGGATAAATCATCTTCAGAACTCCTTTCATCAGACTTTAGATTAACTGGTAAGCCGTCATAAAAGTTAAAATCTACTTTAATGTTAAACTTCTCGTCAAGTTCTTCTTTCCACTTTATTCGAGGTTCTGATGTTGCATATCTTCCAGCGATAGTACCGCCTTGCGAGAAAGAGACTTCATCTGTAATCAAACGCTCCTTTTTCTGTATGTTCAAATTGCATATTCCGATATGATTAAGGAACTCACTATATATCTGTTTCTTGTATTCCATTAATTTATCGGCTACATACGGCGCAGGGGCGAGAACACTCTCAAAATTATTTAAGTAATTACCGTCAAAGGCGAGTACTGTATTCTCGCAAGCGTCTACATTATTAATAATGTTCTGTACTGTCATTTTATTCTCATTAGACGTTTTAAACAATCTTGGTGTTTTCTGCTGTGAAATGTTAATATCCATTGTTCGGTCTGCCAGTGCAATACGCTCTGCATACTGTTCTATATCGTAGATAAGTGGATATCTGCCAGTTGTGTCATAAAGTAGAACATACTCATTAGGTTTTAGAATTTTAGACCTATAGCCGTTCATACCATAACATTGTATAGACGTTGGTCTCCCATATACGTCAAGAGTTCCAATGTTCTGAAATGGCAATATTAAATGTCCTAGTATTTCATCTACGAAACTGGCGACAACTCCATTTCTGAAAAGAACTTTATTGACATATGCAATATCTATATACTTAGATAGTCCAGTGTACTGAATTCTATTCTGCGTCAAGTTAAACATTTCGCGTCGGTGCATGTTCAATGTTGCAAGATTAGAAAGCTGTGTATTTATGCGTGTTTTTGCCATTTTTACTCCTTTCAATTTTTAAAAAAAAGGCAGTATATTTATACTGCCTTAATATTATGTTTCACATGAAACATTAAAGAACGGTAACGCTTGCAGTTCCTGTCTTACTATTATCGTAAACAGAAGTTGCTGTAATTTCTATCTGCGGTACTTCTTCGCCTACGACATAGTCGGAAGCAATCTTTAAAAGTCCATTTTCATTAATAGTTGCTTTTCCTTCCTGTGCTCCCTTAGTAATAGCCCACGTAACAGCCTTGTTAGCAAATCCACTAGTCACTACTGTTGCTGATAATTGTAGAGGAAGTCCAGCAGATATGCTACTTTCGTTCGGTGCTACTGTTACACTTGTAACTGCTGGTGCTACTCCAGCAGTAAATACGACTGCATTTTCAAACGGACTTGTTGACTTAATTCCCCAGATATGCAAAAAGTGATTATTCTCTAATGTCGTAGGATTGTAGAACTCTGTTGTCTTTCCTACACTTGTTATATCCATTCCGTAGTAGTAGTCCATAAACCATTCACGTGATACGATAACAGCTGGAATATTAGCAAGCTGTGCAAGTTCTTCACTTGTAAATGGCACGTACTGCTCACCGAGCACCTGTGTTAATCTGTCAGTGTCGTGTGTATTAAAACCGTCTGCAAGAACTGCCCTTGCCTTGAAATCTGCGTCATCTCTAAAGAAAGAAGTTGCGAGAACTTCTGTTGACATGTCAGACTCAAAATCTGTATTCAGAATGAAAATCTGATTGTCAAATGAAGTTGCTCGTCTGATTGCGGCTGGGTTGTAGTTAGGGCTTCTGAATGCCATCTTGTTAGAAATAGATTTCATATCAGATACACGCTCTCTTGCTGTCTTAGTCTCATAATCTGTAATTTCTACACTTGTCATTGTACCGTCTAAAATTCTACGACAAAGCTGGTACTTGTCAATAATATACTCGTCATATGTCTTACTTTCCCAAAGCATAGAAACAGCTTCTTCAATAAATGATAAAAGTCCGCCCTCTGTCTCAAATGCCATAGCCAGCTGGTCATCAGATGTTGTTGTCTGATAGTACACCTGAAAATTAATGTTGTGCAAGTACTGCATAACATTTGGAACTTCAGTTGTTAAAAATGCTGTCTTGTTTTCAAAATTCTTGTTGTAATTATGAACTTTGCATAAATCGAGAATAATCTCTCTTACTGTCTGTCCACGGCTAAGTGTACCTCTAAGTGTAAAATCCCAAGGATTTTCCCAGCGGTTACGCTTAATTACTGTTAAACCAATAGTATTAACAGTATTGATAAAAGCATTTCTATAGCGCTGATTATCCATAATCACCTTGCCTATCGGGGCTATACTTTCCCCCTGAACAGGTAGTTCAATCTCCGCTGATAAAATAGGGTTCTGATTAATAATGTAACTTAATAATTCGGCATTTGTGCTAACTGCTAACACATTGTTTTTTGGTGCTCTACTTGGCATATTAAATCTCCTTTACATCAATAATTTTTTTCTCTTCGATATTTTCTGAAATATCGTCTTTATTCTCAACAGTTTCAGTGTTGAAAAATCTTTCTTTATACTTTGCTTTAAGTTCTGCTGCTTCTGCTTCAAGACTTGCAATACTTGCTTCCATCTCTTTCTTCTCAGCTTCGTATCTTGCTTTATACTCTTCGTTCACATCATCTGTCCAAGAGTCTTCAATATCTTCTAAAATTTCAATTTTCTTGTCATCTGAAATTTCAAGAGTATCAATCTTTTTCTTAAAATCTTCTTTCGATAATACCATTGTTAACTCCTTTCTTAATTAAAATTAATAACCATACCAGTATATATTAAACTAGGATTGTCTATATTATTTAATTTTGCAATCTCCATTTCTTTTCTGTAAATTTCTGCGTTATCGTCAAGCTGGTATCTTCTTGCTACTATCTGCCACAAATTGTCGCCAGCCTGAACCGTATAAGAATCAGACTCTTTAGGTGCATCCGGTGTTGTGTTATCTACATAATCAGCATATTTAATTTCACTTATACGATTAACAGCATAATCATCATAAATACTTAAATTCCAGTCGTCCATAATACTAATAATTGAAATTGCGTAATTAGGGTCGGTTGCATAGCCGCACTGCTGAACAGCAAATGCTTGTAAATGATTGTTTCTTTTTTCTGTTGCACTGTCATAATGCGCCCACTGCATTAAATCATACAGTCCTACAACAGCTTCACTTGCTGTTGGGTACATTCTAAAACTATCAACAATACTAGTTTCTACTCCGTCAATATATTCTATCGTAGGAGAATAAAATCCCTCACCTTTAATTCCAAAAAGTGAATTAGAATTAATATTATATCCGCTTTCTTGACATGCCATTGCAATTACAACACTAGGTAAAAGCGTCTTATTGTTATTCATCTTTCTTGATAGATATTCATTAACAACAATCGGAGCGATTGTATTAACAAACGCGTTTACATAGTCATATTTAGTTGCTGTGATTGGAAACTCCATTTTTTACCTCTTTCTCCAAAACGTCTAACGCCTTGGTAACTATTCTAGGTATCTTAATACCCGTAATTGCTATGTTTTCAGTAATAGAAAGAATTTCTTCTACTATAAATGAAATTATGACTATATGTCTAATTACATTCATTACAAGCAATTTGTCTAATTGAAAAGCAATTACAACTATTACCAGCGTAAAGAATTTCTTAGTAATTCCTTTAAACATAACAGTGCTTGACAGTTTGCCACTGTCTGTTTTACTACTTTTCTGCCATATAGCAGAAATCAAAAAACCGACGATTAAATCAATAATCATTAAAACTATTAATATAATTAAATCGTCTGTTGGTTTGCCTATTAAGTTAATTAATAGACTTCCAATTGTTCCTGTTGTTATAGAAACAATGTTTTTTAGTTTAATATTAATCACTCCTTCCTATTTTCTTGGCTTGCCAATGTGGTACACGGCTCTCATACTCTATATTATTATCTCACTACATCCGTTCCACTCATCAGATACAAGGTTGCCGTCCTTGTATGACGCTGGTATGTCCAGCGTTTCGACTATTTAGAAATTTCTTCAATTCTTCTATATATAAATAATATCGCTACTATTAATATAAATGCTATTGTATTCATCCGAACACCTCTCTCATATCTTGTAGAATATCTTCACATTCAACAGACACTGTTGTATGTATGTTTATTGTTAATATTCCTAAGTCTGTATAATTAATTATTCTGTCGTAATATTTAAGTATCGCTCTAAAGTCTTTACACCTTTCGTCACTAGTGTAATTCTTCTTGTTCCACATGTCAATTATTTTTCGAACATTTATTCGCATATTAAATCTCCTTTTTTTTTACTTTCCCCATTGCTCTGCCATTGCCTTTGCAATTCCAGGAAATGTTTTACTTCTTGCTTTTGCCCTTTCTTTCTGTCCGCCTTTGATATTACTCATACCCTCACACCATCCGATTTTTTTACCTTTACATTTTTTTCCCTCGCAAATATACATTGGTTCTGGTTTAGGCAGCTCAATAACCTTATTCAACTTAGGCAAACCTTTAAGCCACAGGCAAGTTCTTTTCTGATGATAATTCTCCGTATCATATATGCTATTTGCAAAATAATAAGGATGTATAATCTGGTCTGCCTTTCTCCAATGCCCGTTCATATATCCTACTGGATTTTCTATAGCAATTTTATAGCAGTCTGCATTTGCAAATTGCATAAAAAACTCTGCTGCTTCTTCCCTTAATTTTAATCTTTTTTCTATCTTTTCTGGCGTACTGCATTTAAAAGAAAAATGTCTATTTCCTGCATTTGTTAGGTATGTGCAAGGTGGAAAAGCAATAATCATATCCCATTTGCCTATTAAATAGTGCATATCTCCATTAACTGTCTTAAAGTCACAATTTCCATTTAATAATGGTAATACATCATCCTGTATGTGCCATTCTGGATGACCGCCACTGCAAGGCTCAATGTCGCAAGAATATGCTTCGTGTCCTAATTTTCTAAATTCCGTACATACTCTTTGGCTTTCTTCACATGCAATTAATACTTTCATATCTTTTACCTTTCTTTCAATCACTGTTTTCTGTTATTGTCTTTCGACAGTATTATAATATCATACCTTACAGTATAAATCTTGAATAAAGTATAAACAATTTATGAACAAATTATGAACGTGTTAATACCTGGTATTACTCGAACATATGTTCTTGTGTATCTCGGCTATCGAACATACGTTCTTAATAACAGCAGCACTTGCCACTCCACGCTTTGCGTTCTCGGCGTGGTGCGAGTAATTGTG